CGTGTTTCCATCAACGATGCTGTGAGACGCCGCCGTATAGATCGAGTATCCCGAAGTTGGGGACGTATCGTAGCGGTTGATATTGCCCTTGATGACAGCCCTTGTTGCCGTGCTGTTGACGTAAATGCCCTGCTTGTAATTGCAGATCGTGTTGCCAATCACTTCGGTTTCAGCGGCGTAAATGGCAATTCCATATCCGCTGTCCGCATCCTGCCCTGATGCACCTGTGGCAATGGTGTTGTTCTTGACGACAAGGTTGTAGTTCGTTGTCGTTGAGCCAATGTAGATGCCAACAGACGCCGATTGGTCGAAACCAATTATGAAATTGTCGGAAATGACAATATCGGTTGCGGATGTGACAATTCCAGACTCAAGAAACACGCCGTAGCTGGTGGCAACAATGTCGTTCGTTTCCCGCGAAATATGGTTGCCGGAAATGAGGATGTTGCCGATCCGCTTGGCACTGCCGCCAATGTCAACGCCGTAATGCGAAATGTTCGTGAAAACATTGTTCAGCACTTCAACGCCATACGCTGCGTCAATGTTTACGCCACCATACGCGCCGTCCACCATGTTGTTGTTAAACGACACGTACAAACCGAAGCCGTGATGCTCAAAGCCCCAAGACCGCCCCGCGCCGCCAGCCTGTGCATCGTACATCTGGTTGTGGTGGATGTTGATATAGAGCGGCTGGCCCCACGCATTCTGACCGCTGGTCTTCGCTGACGTAATGACGCCATGACGCACGCGCTCGAAGATATTGTCTCCGATGTTTATGTACTGCGAACTGTCGCCAACAAAGACGCCATAAAAGATTGTCCCGGTGACGCCATCGTAGTAGACGCCGTAGAACATATTGTTCGTGACATCACCGCGAATCGACATCGTCAATTCAAGCTGGTAAATGTCCTGCTGGATGAACGAGCAGTCCTCAATTGCAAAGCCGTTCACATACTGAAGGACGAGGCCGCGTTCGCCAGCGCCGGGGGTGTTGCGCCCCTGGAACGTCAGGCCAGATACCCTGATGTTGTTGCAAAAGCTGGCCTTCGTAACGAATGCGGAGTCTGCGGTGTTGTAATCTGCGCTCTTCGTCGGCGTGGTGAAGTACAGCGTATTGGACGATATGCTGCGAATGCGAACGAACTCACCAACTGCCACACTGTAGGTGGGGTTGTAGTTGTCGTAAGTCGCATTGCTTCCGATTAGCACCCAATCCCCGGCGCTAAACCCCGATGCAGAGGTCACCGTTGCCGAGTAGGAAGACGTTGTGCAGTTGGCCGTCAGGGTGGAGGTTGTGCTTGAAAGGCCACCAATGGCCTGCATGGCAAATTTATTGCCGCTTGCAATCCCTGACTGGTCAATGGTTGCGCCATTGCCGAAAAGCGTCTTGTTTCCGGCAGACAGGTCGAGCGTGGAAGTAATCCTGTAGGTTTTCCCCGGCTCGAAATAGATCACGCTGCCCGCGTTAATAGCGCCCTGAATAGCGGCTGTGTCATCTGTCAGGCCGTCGCCCTTGGCATTCCATGCCTTGACGTTGCAACCGTCGGAATTAGGGACAACACTCAGCTTTACTCCGCCTGCCGTGATGAGGTCGTAACTGCTGGCGGCAGAAGATAGGACGGAGTAGGTAAACCCCATCTCCTTGACTGTGATATAGACGCCCGCGCTGACGCTGTTGGCACTCCCCGACGTATAGGTCAGGGCAGTGTCGGCAACCATCGCCGCAACGCTCGGAAAATCAATGTAGTCTGCAACAGAACTGTGAAGGTCCGGCAACTGTGCAATGGGGTGCGTATGGCTGATGACGGACGGATTGCCAGCGGCGGCAACGTCAAACGTGTCATCCACCGACACAGAGACGGGGGAGCCAGTCGAGACGGTTACAACGACATCTATCATTTACGCCCCCAATAAAGGAGGGACAGGAGCCGAAGCCCCTGCCCCATCGTCGTTAGTTGTTGTGGAAGCGAGCCGCAAACTGCGGGCGCAGCGTCTTGGAGCCATACAGAACGTCCAGACGGCACGGGAACTTGTCGTTCGTGATGTCGTACTGACGGACGATACGCATGGAGATGCCGTCCATCACTTCGCGGGCGGCGAAGTCCACGCCCTTCGGCATGAGAAGGTCGGCAGTCGCAAACGCGAAGGCTTCCTTCTGGAACAGCAGAGCGGTCTGCACGGCAGTAGAAGCCGTACCGGACCACGTAACCGCCTTGCCAGCGCCAGCGCCGACAATGGTGATGTTCTGCTGCGCGCCCGAAGTGATCGGGGTCGGAGACACAACCTGAGTGGTCGTGCCAGCGGTCACAACGACGAACTGCTGAAGGATGCCCGTGGATACCTTGGTTTCGGGGTGGACCGAGAACACGCCAGCGATGGTAAACACGTCACCAACCGCAGACGAACCCGTACCCGTGGACAGGGTGATGGTGGACGAACCAGAGACGATGCCCGTCGAGGTGTTACACACGTAAGCCGCGTCAGCAGCGCCACGGGTGTGCGACGGCATCATGGTATTTTCCATCCAGTCGAAGCCAGCGGCGCGGCCCATATAGCCTTCCTTGAACTGCTTCGAGATCGAGGTGCTATCGTTGAACAGCGTCTTGGTGTCCTTCACCACGTCGGCCATCGCCTTCGGGTCCATGAGCGCGATGCGGTCATTAGCCGGGGCAAGCGAACGCTGGAGGATGGTGCGGGTATCAAGGGCAAGGTTGTAGGTCGCCGCAGAACCGCCGTTCCAGGTCGAGTTGTAAACGTCCTTGTAGACGTTGGACAGAACGTCCGACTCGATGTTCGCAGCCAGAACCGACATGGCCGGATCAAGGATGCGCTTGGAGAAGTCATCCAGCGACAGGGTGAGGTCAACCGAGGTGAAGTTCAGGTCAACGCCCTTCTGGGTCGCAACCTGGAGCGTCACGCTCGACTCGGTGGTGTCCTGCGTGGAGAGGGTCGCACCGGAGCGAACCGTGTACTGGTTCGGGAGGCGAATCTTCAGCGAGTCACCGATTTTGGCACCCGACTTGGCGAAGGAGTCATCGTACTCGCGCACGACGTTGCCAATGAAGTTGCACTTCTGGTGGAGGATGCGCAGGGCCTCGCGGGTCACTGCGGTAGGCGTAAGAATGGTATTCGGCATTGCCGTTTCTTTCTCTGAGACGCGGCGTCATCCGACGCTGCTAGGTTTGGATTTAGCGGGAGCGTTGCTGCTTTCGCGCCAACTGGCTTTCACGCCACTTCAGCCATTCATCAGCCGACAACTTGTCGGGATTGCTTGGCCCCGTGCGCGTTTTGCCTGAAGTGACCGTGGGAACGGGCTTGGCTTCAGGCGCGGCCTTCTTGAGCGCAGCATTGCTCTTGCGCAGGGCTTCATCGCCAATCATGGCAAGGTGGGCCATCTTGATGACAAACGGGTCCGTGATTGTCCGAAGCGAGTCCGGGTTCGCGCCCTTGGTCACAAGGAAGTCCGTAATCTTCCTGCTCTTGTCGGCGTCAAATTTGCCGTCCCATCCAGTGGTGGGATCGGGTCTGCTCAGGTCAGCAACGGCGCGTTCCAGAGAGATTGCAGTCGCCTGTTCCCTCATGGCGGCCAGTTGGCCTTTACGGTTGTCGATGTTCCCAGCGAGGCCGTCGTGAACGTCCTTCAACTGGGTGTATTCGGCATGGAGAGCGGCGTACTGGGACGCATCCTCGTTCGCCAATGCCTGCCAGTTCACCTGTGCGAACTGGTTGAGACGCGAACGCACGCTGAGAAGCTGGGCCTCTTCGTTGAAGAGTTCCTGCCTCGTCTGTGCTTCCCATTCCGTGGCTTGGCGCTGTGCTTCAATTTCACGGCGCTGCTCGGCAAGGGCCTGCGTCTTCTGTGTATAGTCGGCCTGCATCATCATGCGGGCCTTGAGTTTTTCGGCTGCTGACTTGGGAACCCTCAGAGGGTCGCCGTCAAGGTCCAGTTCCTCATACTCATCTTCACCCTCGCCGCTTTCGGAAGCGTCATTCTCATCCGCTTCGTCGGCGGCAAGGGTTTCCTCTGTGTCGACTTCCGGGGCCTCTGCTTCGGGGGCTTCGGCTTCAGGATTGGTCGTGTCGTTCATTTCCATCGGGAGTGCTTTCGCTTGCTCACTGGGACAGCGCCGCTTCACAGCGGGGCATCCGGGCGTTATTGCCCGAATTGGGTGCGGGCGTTAGCCGCGCGGGCGTGGTCCCCTGATCAGGGAACGGCCAATAATGGGTTGGGGCGGCATCGGCTCCGGGCCGCGCCACATCATGTCAGTGGGAACGCCGTAAGCGCCGGGACGTTCGCCACCGGGGAACATGTTGCCGCCCATCGGGCTACCACCGGGAGCCTGCGGGCCTGCGTTCATGGAACCGCCCTGAAACGGCGGAAGCGGGCCACCCATCGGGGGCCTGATCTGCTGACCCTGAGACGGGTCATAGCCTTTAGGAAGGTAAGGATTGGAGGGACCATCAACGCCATAGGCACCGGGGCGCTCACCGCCGGGGAACACCTGACCGCCCATCGGACCATTGCCGGGGGCCTGCGGGCCTGCGCCCACAGTGTTGCCGCCGAAATAGCCGCCCGGAGGCTTGTAGTTGGTAAAGCCACCGCTGCCCTTGTTGCCGAAGCGGCTACCAAAACCGCCCAAATTGCCTGCGCTGCCGCCCATGTTCGTTCTCCTTATGCCACCATCAGCCATTCATCGTCGGCTAGTGCGATGGCTCTCAGCCTGTCACGGCGGGCCTGTTCAGCTTCCGCCTGTTTGCGTTGAAGTTCGCCCAGAACATCGCGCGCCGGGGTGACTTCGATGATGCCCGTCTGAATTTCCGGTTCGCCCGCAAGGATGACCTGTTCGCCAACCTTCTCGCGCTTCCGTTTCTTCTTCGGTTTGTCTTCGTATTCGGGATGAACCCGATACCTTGGCTCTGCGGGGCCTTTCCAGGCGTGGCCGCCGCCAATAGGTTGATCGTCTGCCTCTGCCGCGACGGAGATGCTGACGGTATCGCTCGGCTCCGTGATGGCGAAACTGACGGTTGCCGTTGAAGAGGCCAGAGATACGTCAATTGCGACAGTATCCGCCGTTTCCGTGGCGGCGAGGCTGGCCGTTGTCCTGTTCGTGCCAGTGATTGCGACGGTATCGGCGGTTTCCGTCGCAGCCAGAGAGGCGGTTGTGACGTTCGTTCCGTTGATGGCAACGGTATCCGACGTTTCCGTAGCCGCGAGGGTGAAGGTGGTGCGGTTGGAACCCGTAATCGCTACGGTATCGGACGTTTCAGTGACAGCCAGCGAGGCCGTGGTGCGGTTCGTGCCTGTAATGGCAACGGTATCGCTGGTTTCCGTCGCCGCGAGGCTTGCGGTAATCGTGCCGCCCGACACATCGGCGTTGATGGCTACGGTATCGGAGGACTCGGTAGCCGCAAGAGCCGCCGTCGCGGTGGGACTTCCCTCAAGTGCCAGCGTTGGAATGGACGGGTCGTTCGTGCCGTCCAGATTGCCAAGCGCCCAGAAGCCTTCGTATTGGTTCCTGAACTGGTAGCCGTGCTTGATGTACCGGGTGAAAAGGATGCTCATAGCGCCTCCTTACGGGGCTGCGCTGGTCGCGTAGACTTGGCCCGTGTAGGTGCTGGCGTTGGTGGACGGCTTCACCAGTTCGATGAAGGCAAGGCAGGCGTTGTCGAAGATGCGCGGGGCCTGGAGACGGTTGGTCAGCCAGTCGAACGGCGTCATCGTGTTGGCAATCGGGAATGCCATGATGCCGATGGGGTGGCCGATGACGAAGTTGATGGCACCCGTGGCAACCAGTGCGGAACACTGCATCTGGGTCAGGGCCTTGATACCAACGTCACCGCTTTCCAGCGGGCAGAACCACGACTGGGTGGGCATATCGAAGCGGTCAACGATGGCCGAGGCGTTACCCGTCACGGAGGGCAGCGTGGACGCCGCGTTGGCTTGGTCGGTGTAGGTGCAGACGGTCCAGTTGTGAGCCGTGGCCGCAAGCGCCGTGCCGCCAACCTCAATGAACAGGAAGTTGCCGCCGATGTAGTCAGCAGCCGTAGCCGTCGTGGACTGGTAGCGGGTCGGAACGCCCGTGACCGCTTCCGTGGTCGTGCTGTTCATGGTCTTGGCAACCGAGAACAGACGGTCATAAAGCATCAGCGAGTTGTTGGCGATCTGGGCCGACATATCGGCACCGACAAGGTGCAGCGTGCCGGATGCCGGGTTTTCGTACTGCAACGCGCCCGTGTTCGCTTCCGTGTGCGCCGTGCCACCGGGGGCCGCAGCGCCCGCAGAGCCACCCGCAGGCGTATTGCCAACGCGCCACAGCGTCGAGGAGACGCCCTGCACGCCAGTCGGACCAGCCTTGTTGATGGCCCCGTTGAGTGGCTGGCCGTAGCCCTGAGAAGCGCGGCTCAGAGCATCGGAAATGGATGCAAAGCCAGCGCCAAAGACGGGTTCAGGCTGATAAATGGGCTTTCCAGCAGCCTTCCAAAGGTCACGAAGGTGGCGAGATAGACTATCAAGCGCAGTGTCAAAGTAACCGCGCTCAAAATCACCCACAAAATCACCATCCGCCGTGATCCAGACGCTACCGGGAACATCACGGAGGTTAATCGGCTTCCAATACCAGCGATTGCCCGGACCACCGCCATTCCTCATGTCGTTAGCGAGCTTTTCGATCTTCTCCTTCCCCAGCCAACGCTCCAGGCGGGCAGAGTGGATCGAACGGCGCTTAATGGTCTTCGGAGCGTTCATTGAACCTCGCATGGGGGAACGTAAACTTCAGCGTCATACGCAGGCAGCGGCACATCCCCGCTCAAGTCAGCAGTCGGCGTGCCAATTCCCGGCTTGTTGAAGCCCAATTCCATGCCGCACTTGGAACACACGAATACGTGGTCCGAGTCAGTCTCATGCGAAAACACGAAATCGTGCGTTTTCATCGCCCTGCCTTACGTGGTCGGGTGGGTAATCGTGCCGGAAGTCACCTGGACCGTCTGACCGGAGGTGATCGAGGTCGAGGAAATGATGACGTTCGTGCCAGAGGTGCCAACCGTCAGGCCGCCCACAATCACCGTGCCTGCGTTGTTACGCAGTTCAGCAAGTGCCGCCGTACCAGTAGCCGAGGCCGTGGCGCTGAGAGGCACGCCCGAAATGGTCAGGGTATCGCCCGACACCGTGGCAGGCGTGGTAGACAGCGTAATGGTCGCCAGAACGCCCGTGCCGCCCGACAGCGCCGAGGTGCCAATGACCAGCGTACCCGCTGCCGTGCCAGTCGTGGAAATGGTCGGCCCAGTGGCCGTGCCGAGCGCGTTCACCACCAGATTGAGGCGGTTCGTTCGCAGGGATGCAAGATAGGTAACAGCCATTCTAGTTCACCATCGGCTCTTGAGGGGGTTGCGGAGCCTCGTCCATCGGCTCGTCAATCGTATGCATAATCAGGCCCGTCTGCGGGTCACGGACAGGCGTGCGCTTCATGCGCGGCTGGTTGACCTGGAGCGGCGGCATCGTCGTAATGGCCTGCTGCATGGTCTGGGCAACCGTCTGCGCGATAATCGGGGCAATCGTCTGCGCCATGTTGGTTGCCAAGGCCCCGCCAACCTGTTCCGGCATGTTGATTGCCAGCGCAGGAGCCTGCGGGGGAAGCGGGCCAGCCATCGCCTGATCCGCCGCCATGCGGTCCGTCTCGGCCTTGTAAGCCTCAATCTGGAGTTTCTGGCGGTCAATCTCCAGCTTCATCGCGTCAAGCTGGGTCTTGGACTTCAACTGCTCGTTCTCGGACTGCAACTGCTGTATCTGCTGCTGGCCCTGTTCGATCATCTGCTGCAATTCAGGCGGCGGGCCGCCGTTGATCTGCTGCGGAAGCATCGCCTTGAGGCGTTCGGCAATCTCATCAGCCTGCGGCCAGTCCAGGGCCTTGACCATAATATCGCCAATCAGCGGCGCGGCCTGCGGATAGGCCCGGATCATCTCGACCATCTGCTGCGCGCTTTCCTCGCGGCGGGTGGTGAACGACGGACCCGTATCAACGGCCACATCATAGCGGCCCAGACCAAGGTCATAGACGTGTTCGATGCCCGGAAGCATCCCAGCCGGGGGCTGCGGAGGCGGAGGCGACTGCGGGTCACGCTGGCCCAGCTTCACGTTGCCCTCTGCGCCGTTCTCACCCAGGATGCGAACGATGCGCTGGCCGCTGTAGACCTTCGGAATGAGGTCAATCAGGACGCAACCGACATGGCGGATGGACCGCTGAAGGTTGTCGATGAAGTGGAAGGTGTTAACATCACCCTCGCGCTGACGGGCCATGATGGCGCGGCCCGACGTTTCGTTGCTGCGTGCGCCCAGAGAGGCGTCATACATGCCGATGATGGACTTCATGTCATCCGACGCCGCAAGGGCCTCAGACATGGCACCCGCAGCGCCGCCACCGTCGATGGGCTGGCGCATCGGGGGCTGTGAACCGCGCGAATACTGGAGATAGGCGTGGCTCTGCGAGTTGGCCGTCAGCCAGTTAGGGTCAGCGTCAAACGCGCCTTCTTCGCCAATGAACGGCACGCGGGGCGCAAGGGCAACCAGTTCCGTCGCCGTCGTGCGCCAGTAGTTGAACATGCGCTGTGCGTCGAGCGCGTTGTGAATGAGGCTGCGGAAATACCGCTTGCCCTCTACGTTGATCTCTTCGCCGTAGACCGGAATGATGGGCAAATACTGGCCCAGCCACTCGTTCTCTTCCAGAATTTCAGCGCCCGTCATAATGCGCTGCGTAATCTTGTACGCCTTCGCCATGCGGGAATTGACAGGCACAATGCCTGCCATCTGGAACACATCGGCCCCGGCCTGATATTCCTTCGCGCCGACCACTTCGCCGCTGGAGAGAAGGTAAATCTCGCGCTCCGTCTCCTCGCGGTGCCAGCTTTCGCAGATCAGAACGTCATCACCGTCACGCCAAGGCAGTTTCAGGCTGTCATAGCCCAAATCCGTCCAGTCAACGGGGTCAGCGCCCTTGTACTTGGCCTTGAACTCATCCTTGGACTTCAGGTCCGTGACCCATGCGCGGTTCCAGTCGGAGCCGTCCATGCTGGTGCTATTCGGATCACCATAAACCGAGAACGGATTCGCAACCCGCTCGATCTTAAGGCACTTGTCGAAAGTGTCATCGTACTCGTAATCAATGGCGACTCGGATGTAGCCCCAGCCCATCGAAACCGCGTAGTCAACCGCCGTATCATACGCCACATCCGCCTTGGACGTGCGTTCGATATTGCGGACCAGACCTTCCAGCACGTTAGCCGTGGCAACGTCAGCCTTGTCATCGACGGGCTTAACCTTGATCTGCGGGCGGTTCTGACGGCTATCATTCACCACCTGACGGATGAACGACGGCATCTTGTTGATGGTCAGGACGGGGCGGCCTTCCAACTCGCGCTGGCGCTTGATCTGTTCCGGCCACTGCTCACCGAGGCGGGCGAACTTCAGGTCATCCAAGGCCACGTTGCGGTTCTCAGCCTCCGCGTCATGGGCCTCTTCAAACTCTTCGCGCTCTTCAGCGAGGTTATCACGTTCCGAAGCCATCGGGCCTCCTAACTCATCCACGATCCGCCGCCGACATGGGCGCGTTCACGGGGTTTGGTTTTCTCTCTCGGGGCTTCGTAAGCCACGGCCATCAGGCCGAATGCGTCTGCGGCGTGCGAGGACCAGTCGTGATCCGGTCCAAGGCCAATGTTGCGGGCTTCGTCGCGCTTCTCGTGATACCAGCCAATAGCATCCAATCCGGCGCGGGTTGTGTCTTCGTTGAACCAGATGGACGGAAACAGCCTGCGGGCCGCTTCAATGCGCTTCATGGCAGCGCCCTTGCCCTGGTTGTCTACTATCTCAGCTTTGAAACCAGCTTGGCGGATATGATCTGCGAAGCGGATTCCAGTAATGTTGCTATGCTGGGAACCGTCGTGGGGGAGTACACATAGACAGTTATCCCAGCCCCGACTTCTAAGCCATACCAGATGGCTCGCGAGCGGCTGGCCTTGCGCTTCGTAATAGTCGAGAACCCTGATTTCCCTGCCGACGAACTGCGCGATCCAGATTGCCGTGCTGTCATTGAAGCCAATGTCCCAGAAGGCCCGCACTTGCATCAAGGGGTCAGGCTGTACCTTGCCGATGCGGCCCTGCTCGCGGGCTTCCTGAAGGTGCTTGGCGTAGTATGCGCCCGTGAGAACCGTGGCGTAGTCGCCCTCCCAGATATGCGGGTACTGGTCAGGCTGGCTTCTGAGGCAGTCTAGGCGTTCCTGTTCGAGAACCGCAGGGAACCACGGGTTGTCTGACCAGTTCACATTGGCAACAACGCTATTGGTCGGCGGATCACCACTGCGGAACATTTGGTCTACGGGGTCTGACTTCCGCGTGGGGTTCCACGAAAAGAAAATCTGCGAACCTTCCGCGCGAATTGTAGGACGTAGAAGGCCGAGGCTCCGAGCCGAAAGTGTCTGCGCTTCCTCAATCCATGCTCTCTGATAGCCTTCGAGGGATTTGATGCTTTCCGCAGTGTGGTCCTGCATGCCCTGAAAAATGATGATGCCACCGCCAGGGGTTTCTATGCGGTCCTGAAGGCTGCGGAAGCCGTCTGCCTCACCAAGGCCAAATTCTTTCAACTTGTCTTCAAGAAGACGCTTGGCGCTTTCCTTAAGGGACTTCTGGACTTCGCGGATGCAGACCGCGCGGAGGCCAGGATTTGCAATCGCGTCCTGAATAAGCTGTTCAGCGAAGAAATGCGATTTACCGCTGCCTCTTCCCCCAAATGCCGCGAGATAGCGTGCTGGCTGGAGAAGTGGGACAAGTTTGCGGGCAACCTTACGATCTATTGAGCGGATCAACGATTGTCACTCGGACTTCGCCAACAACAGGGTTGTCCTTGTCACCCGCCACAGTCATGGGCAGCACCTTGCCCAGAAGAGACATGAACGGGCCGGGGTTGGTCTGCGCCTGAACCTGAAGGTAATTCACCAGCCCATCTTCGCCGTCACCGCCAGCCTTCTGAGCGGCCAGCAAGATAGCGTCCTTGAGCAATGCGGTTGTCTTGTTCAGGGAGCCTTTTGGGCGTCCCATTCCAGCAGCGGGCGGCTTGCGGCGTTCACTAGAGGTCACTTCTTTAGTGTCTTCTGCCGTAGCGTCATCCGCGACTGCCGGATTGGCTTGGTCGCTCATGCTGGCCTCTTTGCTTGTGAAGGGTTCCCGCCGCGCAAGCGCAATCTGCTCTACGCAATACCTGGGAGAGGGTGGCAGTGGTGCGGGCGGGAATTGTTGTGAACTGGAGTCCGATGCGTCTAGGACGCGCCAATCGGGCTCAGGCTCGGACAAACACCTGATGGTTGGGTTCCCCTGCGCTTATCAACCCGAGACGGATGCAGTCGGGGAACGGCGCGTGGTTGAAGGGACGCAGGGGAATTAGGTTACTGACGGGCCGCCATCATTTTAAGGGGCTCTTACAACGACAAGAGGACCGTGATCCTCTTTGCCCTTTCCCCACCTTTCGGTGCATCCCCACCACAGGGAGCCCTAACAGGCCGTGATTTCCTTGGCAGCTAGGATTGCTGGTTAAGCCGTCTTTCGCCTTGCCGTCAGAATTTCAGGCAATTCTACGCAATCACGCCGCAGGGAGCAGCGTTTGCAGGCACGGGGCGAACCCTCTTGAGCGCCATATGCAATTCGTCATCGTGCAATATCGGGGGTAATTGTAACTTTTTTATGGCATGTTTCTTTGTTCGCCGCTTTTCCCAATTTGGGAACACTGAACACCCGCCAGATGCGCGCCATGTAAGTCAGGTCAACAATCATGCCGCCTGCTCCAACTGTGCCTTCGCGCCCTCAATCATCTCCACCAGTGCGCCATGAAGCGACTTCCACTTCGCCTTTTGCTTGCGTGACGCTCTTTGGCTCAACGCCAGCGATGCGGTGTTTTCCGCCTCAATCACCGCGCGGAATGCGGCGATCTGGTCATCCGGCACCAAAGCAAACCGCTGTTCTGCGTCACGCTCGAAAGCATCGAAATAACGAATGCTTTGAATCTCTGATTGTGTCTCGCGGTCGAGGTAATCAACAATCCTGGCGAACACGCGGCGCGGCAGGATTGGCAATTCCTTGATGCTGGTCAGATGTGCCTTCGCCGTGACCCTGCGGGCGGCGCTGGGGCGGCTTGCGATGATTTGGATAGGCACCCATGCCTGATACCCCATCTGGGCAATCTGACGCGCTACAAACGCTTCCTTGCGGGTGTCGGTGCGGAGAATGATCCAGTTAGCCACGGTTCACCTCTCGGCGCAGGTATTCCAGTTCGGCAGTAAGGTCATTGATGCGCTTCAGGGCTTGGTCGTAGCGAACGGCCAAATTGTCTCTCTCTCGCTGAACCATCAAATATGTATGCCGCAAAATTTGGAACTCTGCTTCAAGCCTTTCCAAGCAATATGGAATGTCACTCATGCGCTGACCTCCGCGAACAAGGGTGCATCTCCGTGGATCCGCCGCTTGGCAATGGCGGCATATTCCGGGTTCAACTCAAACAAGATGGCATTGCGGCCAAGACGGTCAGCAACCAAACCCGTGGTCCCTGCTCCGCCGAACGGGTCCAGAATAGTGTCTCCCGGCCTAGACCCTGCCTTAATGCAGAGTTCGGGCAGCTCTGGCGGAAACGTGGCAAAGTGGGCATCGGGAAATGGGCGTGTGGCTATCTGCCAAACTGAACGCTTGTTGCGGGTGCCGCTGCACTGTTCCGCGCGAGACATGGCGTCCCACCGGTCATTGAACCCGGCGTGCCTGCGTCCATGCCCGCGCTGCTTGTCGGAGTGCTTGCCGTTGAATTTCTTGGCATCCTTAAACCCGCTTGCGTCTTGTCCGGTTACTCCAGAATAAAGCGCGGGCTCTGCAATGGATTCCGAATTGTAGTAATATTTCATGGTTTTACTAAACATGAAAATATATTCATGCGCGCGGGTGCAACGGTTTTTTACGCTTTCCGGCATAGGGTTTGGTTTTGACCAGATTATATCCTGGCGTAATATCCACCCCATTTCCTGCATCTTAATCGCAAAGCGCCACGGCACACCCAATAATCCGTTACGGCCGTAGGTGTCGCCCAAGTTCACAAACAATAATCCATCCGGCGCAATCGCTTCGCGTATCCCATCAAAAACCATCACTAATTCATGCAGAAACGAACCAACGTCACCTTCGCGGCCTATTTGATCATCCATGCCATAATCGCGCAGCCCAAAGTATGGTGGGCTGGTGACGCAACATTGCACAGATCCCGGTTCAAGAAACTCAACCAGTTCTCGGCAATCCCCGATGCAAATGTCAACGCTCATGCCGCCTGCTCCATTGGGGGATATTCAGTTTCGAACCACCAGCCGCCGCGCTGGTCGCGCGGAGCCAACTTGCCCTTGGTTCGCTTGAAATAATCGTCCCAAGCGTCCATCGCGTCGGTGCCAGTTGTGACGTAAACGCGGCTGCTCACGACTTCGGGCGGAAGTTCCTGGGGCAACCATTCGCGCCATAAATCGCCGTTGAGCCATGAGCGTGCCTGCTTCACGAACTCAGTGCCGACCTTGCCTTTTTCGCGGCAATGAGAGGCGTAGCGAACCGCAGCACGCAGCACGCTTTCCTTGCTCCCTGCCCTTCCCACCGCAGGCCCAAAAGCCTTGAGTGCGCCCTTTTTGTCGGCGTTCCCGTCCCGCTTGGGGTAAACCTCCCAAAACTCCGCGAAGCCATCCGGCTCAGAATGGGTTGGGGGGATTATAGGGGGGGATAGGGGTGCAGGGGAAAGGGGGGGAACAAGGGGGGAAGGGGTAACGTCAACCGTAACGTTACAATGACGTTGCCTGTAACGTTCCTGCCTATCACCCGCCTTACGGCGCATCGCCTCAAGAGGTGCCAACTCCACAGCTAGCACCTCCACGACACCTGCCATCTGCTCAGTGGTCAGGCCGAGGGACATAAGTTTCTGAAGGCTGGTAACAGAAACGGTCATCGTTCAGTTTATCTCTACGTTCTGTGGCAACGAAACGGCAAAGGAGCGGTCACATTCAAGAAACACGCCCGTTTTCAACACCAAGGCGATACGCAAGCACAACAACACAACACACGGCGATCAGAAGCACGGTCCCGAACGCCGCGCCGCTCACGCTGCCTCTGACTGCTGAAGGTTCTTGGTCTTGTAACGTTTCCAGAGCCCTGCCACCTGGTCGCGTGACAGCAGAAGCTCGGCACCAATCTCAAGGAAGGACAGTTTCTTCACCACCTTGAGATACGCCACGCGGTGGCAAGTTTCGTCGGAGTGCTTTTCGTTCAGGTCGCGCCTGTTCGACTCAAGGCCACGCCTCAAGCACAAGACCCGATACCTGTTGATTGCCGCCGATGTGCTGACGCCGATGGCTTTCCCCATTTCCTTGTAGGAAACACCCTGCTTGAACATGCTGACGAGGTGGTCATCCTCTTCCTCAGTCCATTGGCGGGCGTTGACGCTCGGCGTCTCCACGACAATCGAGAACTTCGGCGTATGGTCTGGGATAAAGTCCTTGGGAACCTTCCTGACCAAAGTTTTCTGTTGCTGGACGTTGAAGTTGAAGAACTTTCCGTCAAGCTGACTCTTGATGTACTGTTCTGCGTTCATCTTGTACGCAGTAATTACAAACTCGGCACGGCCAGGAAGCGTCAGCATCGGCTTTCTCCTTGGGGGCTTGTCTGTCGCGGAAGCTCTGCGAATACGGGGTTTCTTCTCCATGATGCCGCGCGCAATCTTCGTGCGGTGCAGCTTTCCGCAGACAGTGTTACGGGTGACGCCGAAGTGATCTGCCATCTGGTACGTGGTGAACCCCTCGCGCCACATCTTCATGAGTTCGTCAACGCGGGCTTCAGTCCATTCAAAGACGGGTGCAGGCATCAGGCCGCGTCCTCCAGTGCATCCGCCTCTACAATGGTGATTTCAGCGGCCACGCCAGCAGGAAGGTCTGCCGTCCAGTAGGCGTTGATGCCGTGAACGTCCTTGTCATTCGCAATCGCGCCAAGGGTCTGGAGAAGGTCGATCGTGGCCTTCAGTCGGTTGTCGAGGTCGCTGTTGGCGCGCGGGCGCTTCATGGCGATGGTGAGGTAAACCGGGCCATCAAACTTGTGCTGGCCGCGAAGCTGGGCTGAGACGGTCCAGGCTTCTGAGTTTGCCCACGTTTGATACTCCGAGGTGCGGTACATCTTGCCGCCCTTGGTGAAACGCCAGATCGCGTTGACGGAGGGAGGAAGTTGCTGGAGGGTGAGACGGGTTTTCAACGCATCCTCCTGGACCTGTAGGCCATGAGCCAAGCGGCACGCCATGTCAGCAATTCGATCTGCGCCAGCAGCAACCAGTGTCTCAACCACCACAACATTCAGCGCCCTCCGCAATTAATCCGTGTACGGTGTTTCTGCTGGTTAATTTTCACTCAATACGCATGGAACAAATCTGTAAGCACGGTATTGTGAGGGGGTAGCGAGAGCGACTTGGCGTCTTCCGGCAGACACCTATCTGCGCCGCTCTCGCCGTGGCTGGGGAAGGAAGCAAACCCAGCCGCCGGAACTGAATGAAAGAGGCCCACCTGGGAGGATGAAGCGTTACATGTAACGCGGGCCAAGGTGCCGCCGCACACAGGGAGGAGTGCTGTCATTTCCGGGGGGAACGACAAGGCGGGGGAGTTCATTGCACTGAACCAAAAATGTCGGGCCTCAGCTTCTCGCGCGGTATCCCGGTCAGTGAGGAAACTTTATTAACCAGCGTTACGCCGATCTTCCGGCTTCCCTCTTCCCAGCGGAACACCGTGACGCGCGTGACACCCAGCAACTCGCCCAAGGCGGCGCAGCTGAGATTGTGACGCTTGCGGTATGTCTTGAGTTCATTCATGGGCCAATCGTTACCATGTAGGAACCTTTGTGTCAATGACGCTCTGAAAAAATGTTACCATGTAGGGAGACGCGGGGTTGGGCGATTGGTGCTACACCGGGGCCAGATGATTAAGCGCATTGAGGCAAGCACCCCCCCTCAAGCTGTTCCTGGCGGAATGGCGGGAGCGGCGCGGCCTGTCTCAGGACCAGCTTGCCGAGCGGATCGGAACCACCAAAGCCTCGGTGTCTCGCTGGGAAGGCGGCAAGCGTGATGTGACGGGCGAGGTTCTTTCCTCCATTGCATGGGCGCTAAACTTGTCGCCCATCCAATTATTCAGACACCCTGATGAATTGTCTCTGGATGAGATGCTGGCAGCAGCCCCGCCCACCCTGCGGCGCAAGGCGCTGGCCCTCGTCAGAACCCTTCTTGAAGAGGACGATGGGGTTCTGAACGTGGATTCAGATGCAACCAAGGCCAAACATTAGGTAGCGGCCGTAGATTAATCAGTACAAGTACGATTCTTTTTAATCGGTACTTCAATGACTTACGTTTATTGTTTCCTACACGGTGATTTTCCGCTTGCGTAAGAGGTTCCCTTCATGGTAACACCGTTCTTACGCAAGTCGGGAGAACGCAAATGACCAAGTTCAGCCACCTCACCAATGCCGAATACCGCGCAGTGCAGTGCCAAGTGCTTGCCGCCGAATACGCGGCACGCGCCCGCAAGCTGCGTGACACGCGCTGGTTCAATGACGCCGCAGACGCCGCGATGTGGTCGGCTCAGTACGCCGCCAGCGCCCGCGCCCTGATGAATGTAGAGGTGCAGTAATGCCCTCCCTCACCATCCCTTGGACCCTCGAACTCTGGGGCAAGCACATTGCCCAAGCCGCCGAGCAGAAGTCGGCCTTCATCGCTGAGTTTGATTGCGAACTGAGCATTGACTGGGAACCCGACTACTACGGCGACGGCTACACCTACCGCATTGACGCCGTGACCGTCGAATGGGGCAAGAACCGCCACATCATCACGCCGAAGTCTGACCCGGATATGTGGGTCATCCTCAAGCGCGGGATTGATAACGTTGCCGAGAAGCTGCGGGCGCGCATTCTGGAAGGCATCAGCGAAAGCCTGTCTGACCAGATTTACGCCGCATCCAATGACCGCGCCTTCATGGAGTACAGGTGATGACTTGGACCCTTCCTGTGCATGTACTCGCCGCGCTGCTGGCGCTGTCCCTTGGCTTCCTCGCAGCCTTTCAGGTGTAGCGATGACCAGAGAGGACGCAGAAACCCTGTTTGACCTCATGGAGGTTTACCGCTCCGAACACCCCGAAGCCAGCGACGATGAATGCTTTGAAGCCGTCTGCCGCTGGAACATTGACCCCGAAACCGCACGCATCGAAGCCCTGAGAGAGGCACGCCATGACCGCAGCATCTACGCCTGAGATTGACAGACGCAACATCTACCAGCGCCTCCATGCCGTGATGCAGGAGGTTGACTACATCCAGAAGGAAAAGCGGCAGGGCATGCGCTACAGCATCGTTTCGCATGATGCCGTCACCGCCAAGGTGCGCCCGCTCATGGTCAAGCATGGCGTGGTGTACTTCCCCACCAACTTCCGCATGGATCAGGTCGGAAACCGCACCCAGCTTGCTTGTGATGTTGTGTTCCAGAACATTGATGACCGCGCCGACTTCATGGCCGTCTCAACGGCTGGGTACGGCATTGACGATCAGGACAAGGGGCCTGGAAAGGCTATCTCCTACGCCGTCAAGTATGCGCTCCTGAAGGCGCTGGGCCTTGAAACTGGCGATGACCCGGACATTGACCAGGATGTGCAGCACAAGCCCGCAATGCCCGCTGTAAACGGAACGCCGGGGGCTTCCAAGGCCGCGAGCCGCGACACCTACGCCGCGCTGGTAAAGGCGATCCGCAACGCCTCAACGGTCAATGCGCTGAAGTCTTGGTATCAGGACAACGTCACAACGATTGATGCCCTGCCGCCCGACTTCATTGACGAGTTGCGCGTTGAATACAATGACAAGCTGTCCGAACTGAAGTCGGTGCTGGCATGAGTTTCGTGACGGATGAGGCCGCAAGCAGTGCTTTGGAGTGGCTGGTGCGTCACGCCAAAACGCTCGGAGAACTCAAGCGCAATGCAGTCCTGACGGAAAGCATGACAAAGCGCGTACTGGCGATTGAGATTGCCCGCAGCGATGCAAAGACCGTGGCAGAGCGGGAACGTGATGCGCGGGCATCTGATGCCTACCTAGAAGCCATCAAGGCTGAAGCACAGGCAGCAGGCGAGTACGAGGAAGCGCGGGCGCTAAAGGACGCCGCAACCGCGCGGATAGAATGCTGGAGAAGCCTTAGCGCGACACAGCGCACGTTGAGGGCTGCGTGATGGATGTAATTGACCGCATCATGCGGAAGTCAAAGCGCGATGAATTTGGGTGTCTTGTCTGGACAGGACACACAGGCCCAACTGGCTATGGCGTGGTTGGACATAATAACAAGGTGTATCGCGTTCACCGTCTTGTTTGGTCAATGATGCACGGCGACATACCGGAGGGTATGTGCGTCTGCCACAGGTGCGACAATCGAGCCTGCTTTGAGCCAACCCATTTGTTCCTTGGCACCCACGCCGAAAATATGGCCGACATGGCGCGTAAGGGACGCGCTGACAATCGGGTTGCGCGGGAAGCGTCTCGCACAGCACCTAGACGGCGGGGAACAGAGCATCACGCCACAAAATGCACACCAGAAATGGTGCTGGCTATGCGCGCAGATAGGGCGGCTGGAATGGTCTACACGGCCCTCAGCAAGAAATACGGCATCCCGCTTGGCACTGTCATTGACATATCGCTTGGCAAAACATGGTCGCACCTTCCGGGTGCCGTTCCCAAGAAGTTTAACAGGAGAACAGTAGCATGACCCAATACGACAACACCAATTCAGGCGCGTTATTTAAGAATAACCGCAAGGAAACTGAAAAGCACCCTGACTACACGGGAAGTCTCAATGTAGGTGGCACAGATCATTGGTTGAGCGGTTGGTTGAAGACTGACAAGAACGGCAACAAATTCTTTTCGCTGTCCGTGAAGCGCAAGGACGGCACGGCTGACAGGCCGTCGCAGGAACAGAAGGCCCAGGAGTTCAAGGACGAAGCCAAGCGCGTGTTTGAACTGGATGACGAGGTTCCGTTCTGATGCTTCCATCACAGGCCATCCTGCGCTCATTGCTGAGTTACAACCCCGAAAGCGGGGAATTAACTTGGCTTCCGCGCAAGGGAGATGCGTCATTCAACGCCAGAGACGCGTGGACGCGCGCATTCAAAACTCCGATGAAGAATGGATATTTGTGTGGCCGCATCAATGGGAAGACATACTATGCCCATCGCATCATATGGAAATATGTGCATGGCGATGAGCCGCCATTTATTGACCACGTAAACCATTGGCGCGCCGATAACAGATTGGCAAACCTTCGGAGCGTTACCAAATCAGAGAACTGCCGCAATGTAAGTCGTGGGACAAAAAACACCAGCGGACACGTTGGTGTGACGTTTGACAAAGTGCGTTGCATGTGGGTGGCGCAAATCAAGGTTGAACGCAAAACCATTCATCTTGGTCGGTATGAGGAAAAATCGGAAGCCATTTCAGCGCGCCGCGCGGCTGAACGCAAATATGGGTTCCACCCCAATCACGGGGCCGCCAATGCGGCGTGAGTTTCCGTCAAAGGTCAAATGGGCTGCGTATCAGCGATGCCTTGTGAACGACAAACCACACTGCGAAATGTGCGGCTTACGTATCCTCGGGACTTGCGAATATGACCACATCAAGCCGGATGGCTTGGGCGGGGAACCTACCCTTGAGAACTGCGCCGTTCTGTGTGGGAAGTGCCACCGGATCAAGACGCACGGACAGGACAGGCCAATCATGCAGAAGGCCGACAATCAGAAGAAAGCCGCCGCTGGCGTGAAGCGGAAGTGGAAGTGGCCGAAGAGGAAGTTCCAATGGCAGACATGACGCCCATGCCGCTCGAAACAGCCGTGCAAGTCTGCTTCCCCCACGGGGGAGCCACCGTCAGCACGCTGCGCCGCGCCATCAGGGCCGGGGAACTGGCAGCAGAGATTATCGGACGCGGCTACATGGTAACAGCCAGAGCCGTCCAGGACTGGAGGGAGAACACATGCCACGCCCGCGCAAAGGCCCGCGCCTCTATCTCAGGAAAAGGCCGGGGCAAGCGTCCGTCTATGTTATCAGAGACGGAGAAACGGAAGTTAGCACTGGATGCGCTGCAACGGATGTTGACGGGGCCAGCCAAGCCTTGCGGGATTACCTCGCAGACCACTTCCGGCCCGACACGGGCGAACGCAGCCTCAACCGGATAAGCTGCGCCGAGGTTCTGATGCTGTACCTGACCGATCTACCGGAAGACAGCCCCACGCGGAATACGATCAGGTATCATGTGAAAGCGTTGAGTGCGTTCTGGGGCGAGAAGTCATTGGCAGATGTGAAAGGATCAACATGCCGAGAATATCTGAAGCAACGTACATTGCCGCCAAAGCAATTGTCGCCGCATACGCCGCCCAATGCCTTGACGAATGGCGTGCAACGCACGGTCAAGACCTCGACAGCCCGTCAGGAGTTAAAGACGCTACAAGCTGCCATCAATCACTGGCACAAGGAAAGCGCGTTGAGTGCGGTGCCAAAGGTAAGCCTGCCAAAGCCGGGGGCAAGGCGCGAAAGGGTGCTCGAAAGAAGTGAAGTCGCCCGCATGTTGTGGGCATGTCGCAGGCTATCGCGCGAAGGTCACAAAGCCGCCAAAGGCGCAGTTCAGTATACGGACTATAGCCACGTTGCGCGGTTCATCCTCATAGGGCTTTATACAGGGACACGGCATGACGCGCTCATCAAACTTCAGTGGAATCCTGGGAAATCAGGCGGACATATTGACCTTGCGAGAGGCGTTATCTTTCGCAGAGGGTCTCATGAACGAGAGACAAGTAAGAGACGTCCACCTGTCATGGTCCCCGCGAGAATTAACGCTTGGGTGGGTCGATGGAGATTTGTGGATCAAGAAGAAGTACAAACTGTCATCCATTACAGAGGCCAGCGCGTGACCAAGATGCGCCGCGCCTGGAACACGGTAAGGGAAGCCGCTGGGCTGGGGCCAGACGTTACCCCCCACACCCTGCGCCATACCTGTGTCTCATGGCACCTGTGGGACGGGAAAACGACTTGGGAGGTCGGCCAGATCGTCGGGGCTGACGCTGCCACCATTGACAGGGTTTACGGCCATCACAAACTGGACGGCAAGCACCGGGGTTTTGTGAACCCGAAAGCGAGGAAGGAATGAGGGGAATATTCAAAAAGGCAGACGTTGAGCGGTACGCAGCCGAGGCACATGCAGCATCCGAAGCCCTTAAATGGGCCGGGATGCGTAACATTGCCAACCTGACGCCGGAAGAAAGGGCCAAATCCGCTGTAGAATACCGGATTTTGGGAGACAAGGCCGCAGTGGCAGCGCAAGAATATGAATTGGCGTTTCAGAATTGGTCATCTGACGGATACCCAGAATGACGGGGTTTCTGGGGAGTTTCTGGGGTTTTAAGGGTAAAAATGGTCGGAGCGACTGGATTCGAACCAGCGACCCCTATCCCCCCAGAAAACAGCCAGCAGCTAAGCCATTGAAATTGCGTGTGCTCTGTTCGCGTTTGTTCGCGTTTGGTGTCGTTATCGTTCACCCGTTTCTGGGTGATTACCCAGAAACCCCAGGAGGCCCCATGACTGACATACACATCCCACCCGCTGCGCTTGAGGCGGGCGCGAGGGCGATCCAAGATATGCGTTACGCCACGCACATCTACGGTGCTGATGACATAGCCCGCGCCGCCTTCGTGGCGATGGTGACGGCTTGGCCGAAATGGCTGGACATGGATGCCGACCCCGGAGCCGCCCTCATCCTCCCCCTCACGGAGAAGCAAGATGATCAAGCCTGAGCAAATCCCCGACGAGGTTTGCCTTGCGCTGAAGGATAAGCCGTGAACCTGGACCGCATCTCACAGGACGCTGTAGACCGTCACGACAGGCTCCTGTGCCATAAGGCTATGGAACTGGCCCTTGGCAAGCTGATTGCCCTTGACGGGGTTCCAGAGGTCAGGAAACTGCTGCTGAACCTCGCCCGCAGCCTGAAATACTACTAGCCCTTGGGGGGCGCACCCCGGCGCTTGCGGTTGAACTCCGTATCCCCGTCCGGTAGGCGCTGAGACTTCCGCCATTCGGCTTCCTGTTCCGCAGGCATGCGCTTGGACAGGATGGCCCAAATCTGAGGCCAAGCCTTCGTCGCCAGTTCCTTGATGACTTCCCCCCAGAACGCCGGGGTTCGCATCACCAAAAAAGAAGCGGCCCCCACACCAATGAGGACCGCCACGACAAGAGCAAATACAACGAGCCCTTCAGACATTAGGCAGTCTTGCCCTTCTGCCAGAAGACCCACCACGCGATGCCCGCGAGCGAGAGGACGGCACCCGTCAGGCTGACGCCCATTTCCTCAGTGAGGAAGCCCTTGCTGACAAGCATGCCCGCGACCACCTGCATGATGATGCGGATAAACTGCTGGATGGTATCCCAGTTCATAATCGTAACTCCTATGTTTGAAAGCCGTTCTTCTTGGCCCATGTCTTCGCCGCAAAGCAGGGGCATGCCTTGGCGACATTCGGAAAATCTCGATGCCCCAACACCCGAGCTTTCGGGTATTTCTTGGATAGGGTCGCAACCAGCTTCGTGAGGCTTTCCCACTGCTGGGGCGTGTAGTTGGATTCAGGTTTCCACGTATCGTCGTTCAGGCCACCAACGAGGCAGATATGAACCGAGTCAGCGTTGTGGCCCTGCACGCCCGCGCCAACGGTATCAACGGGCCTGCCCGCCTCAACCTTTCCAGAGCGCCGGATGACATAGTGATAGCCAATATCAGCCCAGCCCTTCGCACGGTGCCACTTGCGAATGTCAGCCGCGCCAACGTCCTGGATGGCCCGCGTGGCAGAGCAGTGAATGACGATCCAGTTTGTTGATTTGCGGTTCACAGGTCCGTCCCTTCTTTTGGCTGCTCGACCAGCGTCCATGAGTTGCCGCCCGTCATCAGGCACGACAGGCCACCGGGACGCCGAATTGTGATGGTGAAGGTTCCCGTCTTGGGGTTGGTGAAGATCAGCATGGGTGCGCCGTCATCCGTTATGGCCGCAACGCCGGGAGTCTCCCCGTACTTGTCCTTGAGCATCTTGGTGACGCTGGGCGTCGGAATGCAGGGGTTCTGAGTGGGCGGAACCTGTGACCGCGACGGCGTGGCGATGACGTACATCAGCGCCAGCAGCAGCGCGAGGAACAGGCAGGCCATTGCGAAGGTGTGTGTGTCCTGTTTCATGAGGCCCCCGGCTGGAAGAAACAGAAGAAGTCACCCCGCCCCGGCGTGTAGGTCGCCGGAATGCAGACATGGTAATTGCCGTCCATCGAAGGCTGCACGCGGGCATCGGGGATGAACGTGTCAACCGGAGTGCGGCGCAGTGGATTGATGCGCTGGGCCTGCTGGACCGTCAGGCGAAGGCGGTATCCGCCAACCTCGCCAGTGAGAACGCCGGGCTCCAGGTCCAGCTTGTCGCAGTCGCCATACCCCTCATGTTCGCTGGTCGTGCAGCAAACGCCCTTGGTTACAGGGTCCGTGGTTCCAACGTACAGGTCGTGAGCGTTAGCGAGGGAGGCCGCTGCGAGGTATGTAATAGTCGCGGCTATCGTCGTGCGGATCATCGTCGGGTTCCTGAATTGATGCGGACCCCGGAGGCACGGATTTTATGTGGTTTATAACAAGCTGGGCGTAGCCGATAATGTCGGTCCAGTGGTCCAGTTCGTTGTAGTCGCCATTCACGATGCGAGACATTTTCACGCAGATCATGTCAAGCGACTCTTGGTGAATGTCAGGGATGGTCGATGACCAGACTTCATCCTTGAGACGCTGCGCCACGCGGGCAACGTCCTTAAACGATCCGTGCGTTTGTTCGCGCTGCTTGAGAAGGTTCATGCTGCATTCTTGACAGCCTTCTGTGGCGATAGTTTGGCAGTACACGGATTAATTTCTTTTCCGCGATAATAACAGACGCCATCCTGCACAACAGCCAACTCAGGCGGGAGAAGTTTCCCACGCTTGAACGTGGCGACAGCAAAGCCGGAACCCCAATTGAACGGGTTGTCTTCGCCATAGATGAACTTGTCAACGGCAGGCCCGAAGTCACTGAGCGTTCCGCAGTCCACGCCGTAGCGCCGTGAGCGATAATCCGTCAGCGGCGTAACGCACAGCCTGTGGATATGGTTCGTGAAGATGTTGAAACCGCTCTTGAGCGTGTTGTTCCAAGTGGCATGAACGCCGTTGTGCCAGCGATGCTTGACCATAGTGTCATCGTTGATCTGCGTTGACCACGCAAAGTTCCATTCCTCGAAATGGTCAACCAAGTCCGTGCCATGAACGCCGACATATTCTCCGGCCTGCTGCGCCAGTCGGGCAGAAAAGCGGGTATCGTGGTTTCCCATGTTCCAGACCAGCTTTGCGCCATCCGCCACGCTGGCAATCTCGCCCAGCATCTCCTGACAGTAGGCCAGTTCGTCGGCCACTTCCGGCATCTTTGACCATGAGGTGGCAGGGTGCCTGGAGATGCGCGCGCCATCAAAGGCATCACCGTTGCAGATCACAACGTCAGGCTTGGCGTCCTTGATAAGCTGGACAAGCGCCTGATGGGCAACTGACCTGTCTCCGGGCCAGTAATGCGCGTCCCCGAAGATGACAACAGTGCCGTCTGGAATGTCAAGCGTGATGCGGTGTCCGATGCGGTCAACGTGGGCCTTGGCCCTGCCGTTTCTTACGTTCTCCACGCTGTCAAGAATAATCCCTAGCCGTTCCTCAATCCGTGACCGTCGCGCCAGAACATTCCTGACGTTCAGGCTTAATGCTCTTGCCACGGCTGCGGGCGAACCGAACCGCCGCCAGCAGGAAATGAACTCTTCATCAGAGAACTTAGAGGGTGCCATTCACGCTCCTACTCTTCGCGCCTATACCCAAGTCGCCAAAGAAGATCGGCTAGGGTAATCCCGGCTTGGTTGACCGCCTCTTCGGAGAGGTCGGGGAAAAGACAGTGCAAGCCCTCATGGATCGCAATATCCATGTGGGTCTTGTCTTCTAGGTCGGGGTCTAACTCGATGCGCCATTGCTCTGCGTGCGCTAATCCCCAGCAGCCCTTATTGCGGCGGTGGGTGAAGCGGATGCGGCGCATGGCTACATCTTAAAGCCAAGGGCAGAGAACAGACCGCCCACCTTGCCTGACAGGAAGCCAGCGAGGGCCGCAGCGCCGATGATGGCGTACCGCGCACCCTTGGCAGCGAGCATGAGTTCATGCACCGCCGTCAGCTTCTCATTCATGTCAGTCAGTTGCGCCCGCATAAATTGTTGATTGGTTTCAAGCACGGCTATGCGTTCTTCCAGTTCGGGCATGGCATCACCAGATAATCTGAAGGTTGGCGTTCATTACGCGACACCGTAAACGGCCACGGAACCAGCGTCGAAGTTGCCAGCGCCAACCGTCAGAGCGACGGACGTTGATGCAGTTGTGTAGCCAGTCGATCCGACACGCGGAGTTGACGCGCCTGCTGCGTTTCCAATGTTAGCCGATCCGATGCCAGTCGCTAGGTCAACGTCAACGATGCCAATCCATGCGTCACCAGCAGCGTTAGCCTGTGAAACCTGGAAACTGCCGAACGAGAAAGTGCCCGTCGATGTTCCTGATACGCCGTTGAACACAAGACGCAGGAACTTGTAGCTTGTCAGCACAAGGCTAGAGAGGGTCTGCGAGGTGCCGGATGTGGTCGTGAGCGTGCCAAGTAATGTTGCACCAGCACTGCCCCAAACAGGCGGGGCGTTGCCCTGAGAGATAAGCACCTGACCAGTCGTACCATACGCGGTGCCACTGGTTCCGAATGATACGCCGCCTGCGGCTGTTACGCGAACTCGCTCGGTTTCATCCGTGGCAAGGATTAGGGCGCGGGCCGCTGAGTTATGACCAACCCACATGCCCGTCGCATTCAGCGCAATGCCGCCAGTATAAGACGCGCCAGCGATGTTAAGCTGACCGGACCAATTTGCATCCGGCGTCAGGTCATTGGACGCACCAACGGTGAGCGTGCTGTTAATCGTCTGCGCTGCCGTGAATGTGTTTGCGCGGTTCTCTTTGGGAACAACGCCCCCTTCCACAGCAATGACGCCTGCTGCCGAGCGGGTGATCGTCGTGTCGCTGGCGTTGCCAAGCTCAATGCTGCTGAAGTACGCAGCCGCGCTGTTGCCAGTCCATACGAAGCAATCGTTGGCTAGGTTGTAGGCGACTTCAACAAAAACACCCGATACCATGTCACCGGATGCAAGGTTGCTGAGTGCGCCAGAGATGCCTTTTTTGATCGTCTTGGCACCAAGGCCGTTGACGTTCAGGGTAACGCTGCCCGTGTTCGTCGTGTTGGCAATGAAGGCAAACCGCTGGCCGTTGTAGTACGCAGCCGGGGCCACGGAATAGGTCAGGGTCTTTACATCCGCCGTGCCTGCCGCCGTCAAAGTGAAATTGCGCCAGTTCCACTCACGGGTGACAGCGCCCTGAAGCGCGCGACCCGCATCGTCCAGTGTGGACGGGGCAGCAGCCCCAGACCACGACGGCATGGCGCCGGATGCGTTTGCAGCATCTGTT